ACCTACTCCTACCGCTGTCCCGAGTGCGGGACGGAGATTGACCACTTTTGCGCCATCGCCGACCGCGACAACGCGCCGGAGTGCTGCCAGAAGGCCATGGTACGCCAAGTCACCGCGCCGAACCTCTGCGTGCGGGTCGACGCGCACTACATCTGCCCGATGACGGGCGAGGGCGTCACGACCCGCCGCCGCCGGCAGTACCTGATGGACAAGCACAACGTGGTCGACGCGAGCGACTTCGCGTCGAACCGCGAGAAACAGCTCAAGCGCCGGCAGGCCGACCGCGAGCTCGCCGCGCAGGCGACCAAGGATCTGCCGCGCGAGGTGTTCGCGGCGGCACAGCAGGCCATCGACCAACGGATGCCCGGATAGGCACCCGCAACAGGTTCACCCACCGAGGCCCCGCGAGGGGCCTTTTTCATTGGAGCAAGCAGCATGAGCACTCTGGAAACAGAGCAGGGCTCCCTGCCGGAAGTGACGCCGGACACCCAGGGACAGCAGCAGGCCGGCGACGCCGGTGGAACGCCGGGTGGCATGGCCGCGCCGATGGAGTTGCCGCCGCTGGAGATCTCGCCGAGGTGGCCGAAGTACGCGCAGGAGGGCCTGAAGAACCTGCTCGCGCATCCGGACGGCCGGCAGTTCGCCGAGCACTGGGTCAAGCACGGCCGCGAGGCCGACGCCAGCTTCACCAAGGTCGCTCAGGAGCGCGCGGCGCTCCGCGACCAGTACCGGCCGATCAGCGAGCTGCTGGAGCCGTACACCCAGCAGTGGGCGATGGCCGGCATGGACACCCAGTCGGGCCTGCGCCAGATGCTGGCGACGGCCGACTACATCGCGAAGAACCCCGTGGAGGGGATCAAGCAACTGGCTGGCATCTACGGCGTCGACCTCGCGTCGCTCGTCGCGGAGCAGCCCTACGTGCCACCCGAGGTTGCAGAGCTTCGGGAGTGGAAGCGGAAGATGGAACAGCAGCAATTTCTGTCGAGCCGCCAGCAGCAGCAGCAGCAGCAGCAAAGCGTCCTGGAACAGCTCAGAGCGTTCGAGGCCGCGACCGACGACAACGGCAACCCCAAGTACCCGCACTACGGCAGGGTCCAAGAGGCGATGGTCCGCGCATTCCGCGGCGGCTTCGCGTCCGACCTCGATTCGGCCTACCAATTCGCGATCCACAACGACCGCGAGCTGGCCGCCGAAATCGCTGCCGAGAGCGCACGGAAGGAAGCCGCTCGGAAGGCCGCGGAGGCTCAGAAGGCAGCAGAGGCTTCTCGGACCGTGAGGGGCAAGAGCACCGCCGGTGCCCCCCCGACACGCAGTTTCGCAGACGACATCCGGGCCGGGCTCGCAAAGCAGCTCGCCTGAACCCCTCACCTACTGAGAAGCCACCATGACCGATCTGAACCTCGGCGCACTGGCCGCGACCACGCTGCGCAACCACCGGAAGTCCCTCGCGGACAACCTGTCCAACCACAACGCGTTCCTGAACCGCCTCGACAAGAAGGGCGGCATCAAGGAGGTCGCCGACGGCGGCCGCACCATCGTCGAGCCGCTGATCTACGGCTCTAACTCGTCCGTGCAGTTCTACGGCGACTACGACAACTTCACCCCACCGACGACCCAGCAGGACGTGGTCGACGGTTCGGAGTGGAACTGGAAGCAGATGGGCGGCTTCCTGTCGATCTCCGGCATGGAGCAGATCAAGAACAGCGGCGCCGAGCGGATCATCAGCCTGCTCGATGCCCGCAAAAAGCAGCTGCAGGCGCAGATGCGCAACAGCGCGGCGACGTCGCTCTACTCCGACGGCACCGCATCGGCGTCCAAGGAGTTCGGCGGACTGAAGCTGATCGTGGCGGACGACCCGACCGCGGCCGGCACCGTCGGCGGCATCAACCAGGTCGCCAACGCGTTCTGGCGCAACTACTACAGCGCGGCCGCGGCGACCTCGTCCTCGACCGTGCAGGCGCGCATGAACACCGCGTGGCTGAACCTGGTGCGCGGCATGGACAAGCCGGACCTGATCCTGGCCGACGACGACATGTACAACTACTACGAGACGAGCCTGCAGGCCCTGCAGCGGTTCACCGACTCCGACCAGGCCCGAGCCGGCTTCACCTCGCTGAAGTACAAGGACGCGGACGTGGTGTTCGACGACGCGTGCAACGACAAGCACATGTACTTCCTGAACACCGACAGCCTGTTTTTCCGCTACGCGAAGGACCGCTGGTTCGACGTCGGCGACGCGCGCCAGGTCACCAACGCCGACTACATCGTCATCCCGGTGTTCGTCGCCGGCAACCTCACCTGCAACAACCGTTCGCTGAACGGTGTCGTCATCGCGTCCTGAGGAGGGCCGAACCATGTCTCTGCAAGGTGCATATCCCGTCCTGGTCGCGAAGGCCGTCCCGACCGACACCGCGTCCACCGACGGCTTCGCGCTCACCGTGCCGTACACCGGCGCGGGCTACACCGTCCGCCGCGTCACGGTCTACAACTCGCGCGTGGGTTCGACCGGCGCGACCTGCAACGGCGCCACCGCCACGCTGTCGGTGCGCGGCACCGCCGGCGGCGCGGGCACGTCGATCGTCGCCGATGCGGCGCTGACCGGCCTGACCGGCATCACCATCGTCCTCGACCGCACCGTCGCCGCGACCGGCATCTCGCCGATCGTGACCGACAAGGTGCTCTACCTGCGCACGGGCACGGCCTCCGGCGTCACCGGGTCCGTGATCGACGTGGTGATCGAGTACGCGCCGCTTCCGTGAGCCACCCGGGGCCGGTGGCAACGCCGGCCCCTTCTCGGGGATCAAGATGGACCTGTACTGGATCGATGAAGCCGCGCGGCCGCCGCAGAGCGATGACGAGAAGATCGAGGTCGCTGTGTACGGTGAACGCAAGGGCCACTCGGTGGCCTTCCACGACTACGCCGTCCACGACGCGGAGGCGACCGAACGCCTCGGTACTGGGCGCCTCAAGTTCCGCAATGCGGTCTACGTGGCGGTGCGGGTGAAGGGCGAGACGGATTTCGCGTCCCGTCCTGCCGACGAGAACGACAAGCGGCGCTTTCCGGTCGCCTGGGCGGACTACCTGCGCCGCAAAGAGGGCCCGGTGTCGCACCGGCTGGAGCTGCTCCCGCAGATCACCGCGGCCGAGCTGCGCGAGCTGGCCGGACTCAAGGTACGCACGATCGAGCAGCTGATCGAGGCGCCCGAGCTCTACGAGCACGAACACTGGCGCGCCGTCGCGCGCCGGATCCTGTCGAAGCCGCGCGTGCGGCTCGTCAACGGCCAATTCCAAGAGGTGGCGTGATGTCGAAACATACCTACCAAGTCGGCGACCGGTGGATCACCCTGGTCACGGTGGACTCGAGCACCAAGGTGTCGCGCGATGCGACCGAGGCGGAAATCGACGCCGCGCTCGATGCTGCCGCGGCGGCCGAAGCTGCTGCCGAGGCCGACCCGGAGGCGCCGGAAGGCACCGATGGCGATCCGCCGGCGGATGATCCGGCCGCGGACGACGCCGCGCCGACGCCGAAGAAGAAGCCCGGACGGCCGAAGAAGTCGTGAGCCTCTCGCTCGCCGTCATCCTCGCCCAGGTAGAGGCCGAGTGCGGCCTCTACCCGTCTGGGAGCTACATCGGCAACGGCACCAACACCGGCGCAGTGCAGCTCGCTGCACTCGCCAACGCCGCGGCGCGGACGCTCCGGAAATTCCGCTGGCAGTACCTACGCAAGACCGGCTCCCAGGCGCTGACGACGGGAACGCAGGCCTACGCACTGCCGTCCGACTTCTGGCAGATCGTGCCGGACACGCTGTACCAGTCCGGCGTCGCCTACCCATCGTCGCTGCCAACGTCGCCGCCGGGCTGGGCGTTCCTGCGCTCCGTGGGCACCACCGGCCTGCAGTACCAGTGCCGGATCTACCAGGACAAGCTCCAAGTCCTGAACGCCACCACCGGCGACACGCTGCAATTCGAGTACGTCTCAAAGTACCCGATCAGCGATGCCGCGCTCTCGACCAGCAAGGAATTCTTTCTCGTCGACACGGATGTGTGGCGGCTCGACGACGAGCTGCTGATCCGCGAGATCAAGTGGCGGGTAAAGAAGGAGAAGGGCTACGACGACTGGCAGGCCGACCAGCAGGACGCCGTCAGCTACCGCGCCTACCTGCTCGGCGCTGAGGCTGGCGCGCAGACCATCGTGCCGACGGCGACGCCGTACTACCCCGCCGAGCCCTATACGAATCTGATCGTCTGATGCCCGAAGTCACGATCCCCTCCCCCGTCGGGGGCTGGAATGCACGCGACTCGATCGCGGCGATGCCGCCGACCGACGCCATCGAGCTGATCAACTGGATCCCGCGCGCCGGCTTCGTCGAGACGCGCCCGGGCTTCCTGGTGCACAACTCGACCGTCAACGCGGTGAAGACGCTGGCGTGCTGGGGCGGCAAAACCGCGGAGAAGCTGATCGCCTGCTACGGCGGCAGCATCGCCGAAATCACGACGGCCGGCGTCACCAATGTGCTGGCGACTGGCCTCGCCAGCGCCTACTGGCAGTCGACCAACATCAGCAACAAGCTGATCCTGGCCAACGGCACGAACGATGCGCAGGTCTACGACGGCACGTCGTTGACGAACCTGGTGTGTTCCAGCGCGCTGAACGGGACGCAGATCTACGGCTGCTTCACCTTCAAGGGTCGCGCCTGGTACTGGAAGGACAACGACCAGTCGATCTGGTACTGCGACGCCGGCAGCTTCCAGGGCACGATGACGGAGTTCCCGCTCGGCGCCCAGGTGTCGCGCGGCGGAAAGCTGGTGCTGATGGCCTCACTGACGCTCGACGGCGGCGACGGGCCGGACGACATCGCCTGCTTCATCTTCTCGACCGGCGAGTGCGTCGTCTACCAGGGCGACGACCCGTCGAGCGCCTCCAGCTGGCAGCTCGTCGGCCGCTTCGACATTGGCGAGCCGCTCGGCGTGCGCGCCTTCGCGCGCATGGGCGGCGCTTCGATCGTGCTCACCACGCGCGGCTATATCGACCTCGCGCGTGCCATCGCGAACGCCTCCTACACCCAGGAGGCGGCGACAGCGGCGAAGGACTCCAACATCGCCGACAAGATCACGCTGGCGGTCCGCCAGGCGATCCAGCGCGAGGGGAAATCGATCCACTGGAGCGCGGTCTACTACCACGCGCAGGATCTGTTCCTGGTCGCGGTCCCGTGCTCCGCCGGGATCGTGTTCTACCCCGGGGCCCTACACGCGCTGACGGTGTCGACCGGATCCTGGACGCTGCTCCAGCACAACAAGTCGTACAACTTCGAGGCAATGGCGATCTGCAACGGCGCGCTGTACATCGCCACCGCCAGCAGTGACGCGAATCCCTCGGTGAGCAAATATCCGGTCCTGAAGATGGCCGCGCCTGCGGACCTGACCAGCTTCGACGAGGGAATCACGACCGGCCAGGTGACGACGTCGCGCGGGCCGATGTGCAAGGCGGCGCAGGCCTTCACGCGACTGCAGAACGGCGCGCGCGTGACCGTCGGCGGCGTCGCCCCATTCACCACCTTTGTTCCAACGGTCGGCGTCCCGAACGAGATTTTTTGCCAGCCGATCGTCGACTATGCCTATTCGTCGTCGCCGTTCTCGATCGGAAACCCGAACACCAGCCCGGCGACGATCAACACCACGACGGGTTCCGACAACTGGGGTAACTTCGATTCCATCGTCGGCCTGTGGCAGAACTGCGGATCGTCCGGCGAGGTATTCGCCCCGACGCTTTGCATTACTTACGGCGCCAATGTGAAATGGCACGAGACGCGGTTTCAATTCCGCGTGAGCGCCGGCAAGTGACCAAGATCGAGCGCGGCCGCAGCTTCCACGTTCGCCGGCAGATCACCGAGCGCCTGGAAGGGATCGAGGACAGCGCGATCGTCCTCGGCGAGGCATCGGACGCGATCGGCGGCGGCGTGGTGCTGGGCTCGGACGGCTCGATCACGATCACGCCCGGCGCCGGCGCGCTGACGATTTCGGTCGACCCCAACGGGGTGACCATCACCGACATTTCGCTTTCCGACTTGCTGGCGAATTTCCGCCGGCTGCTCGTGAGCTTCGTGGAGACCACCGGGACCATGCCCGAGGGTCTCGAATCCGAATACGACACCGCACTGGGAGAACTGTAAATGGCGCTCGAAGTTCAGGGGAAAGTTGGACCACCGGTGCTCGGCGACGGCGTCGTCGCGACGTTCCGTCAGGGCCGCCAGGGCGAACAGATCGTCAGCGGCCTGCACGGCCGCTTCTACGAGCAGAACCTGCGCGGCAACGTGTTCTCGGGCGGCATGACCGCCACCTCGATCAGCGCCGCGACCTTCACCACCGGCACGCTGGGCGCGACCTGCACGCCGATCGCCGGCGTCTGGAACCCGTCGACCTCGGGCGTGAACCTGGTGATCCTGCAGGCCATGCTGGCGGTCACGATGACCGCGCTGCAGAACACGGGCTGCGGCACCTTCGTGTGGTGCACGTCGACCGGCAATGCGGTGATCAGCACCGGCAACGCACCGCTGAACCGCAAGAAGCTCGCGGCCGCGGGCTCCCAGGCGAAGGATGTGAGCGGGGTCGCGCTGACCGGCCTGACGACGAACCTCTCGATTCGGAACGCGTCCGCGCTGATGGGCGGCTCGAGCAAGGCGCTGGCCGAGCTCGACACGGCGGTCGGCATGACCACGACGATGACCGGATGCCCGATCGAGCAGATCGACGGCGCCTGGATCATCCCGCCCGGCGGCGTGCTGGCGCTGCTGTGCACGACGACTCCGGTCGCGCACACCGCGGCGTCGGGTCTCGTCTGGGAGGAAGTGCCGGTCTGATCCGGCGCCGGCGCTGCAATGGCGCCGGCCGCGGTGGGGAAATCGGTTGGCATCCCGCCAACCGTCCCGCCAATTTGACGCAAGCTGTTGGTGCAGCTTGCTTTGTTGGTGCCCAAGGGGGGACCGGAACCCGTTTCCCCCCACCCTACCCCATCGGCTACCAACTCGCACCGCGCCTCGCTTTCAGCGCTGCCGCGCGGTTTCGCGATTGACCCCACCAAACCCCATTTGACACCATGCGTACCCGCCAATTTCCCGCCACGACGCATGGCCTACATCCGAAAGCGCGGCAACCGATGGCGCGTCGAGGTGCAAGTCGGCGAGGTTCGGGTCTCCGACACCTTCGACACCCGCAAGGAGGCCGCCACCTGGGGCGCCGCGCAGGAGGCCGCCGCCGCCAATGGTAAGGCGAAGCGCACCCTCGGCACCTGGACGGTCGGCGAGGCGCTGGAGCGCTTCGCGCGCGACGTAGCGCCGAACCGCAAGGGCGCCCGCTGGGAGATCCTGCGCTGCGCGAAGCTCGGCCGCGATCCGCTGCTCGCGTGCGTTCAGCTGCGCGCCCTCTCGGCGCCCGACATCACCGCGTGGCGCGACCGGCGCCTGGCCGAGGTCGCGCCGGCGTCGGTGCTGCGCGAATGGAAGCTGCTGCGCTCCGTGCTGGAGGTCGCGCGCAAGGAATGGCACTGGCACCACGGCACGCCGATGAAGGACGTCGCGCGGCCGAAGGAGGCACCGCATCGCGAGCGGCGCGTCTCCGACGACGAGGCGGAACGGATCTGCCTGGCGCTCGGCTGGGCCGGCGGCGCGCCGGTGAACGCGAGCCAGCGCGTGGCGATCATGTTCAGGGTGGCAATCGAGACCGCTATGCGGTCTGGCGAACTCGTCGCGCTGACCTGGGATCGGCTCGACCTCGAGGCTCAGGTCGCGACCTTGGAGATGACCAAGAACGGCACCCGCCGGAAGGTTCCGCTGTCGCGGGAGGCGGTGCGCCTACTATCGCTGCTGCCGGGCCGCAAGGGCTCGGTGTTCGGACTCAACGATGCGAACCGCGACAAGCTGTTCCGAGACGGCCTGCTGCGCACCGGCATTGCCGACTTGCGCTTCCACGACTCGCGCCACGAGGCGGTGTGGCGGCTGTCGAAGAAGCTGACGATGATGGACCTCGCGCGGGTCACCGGGCACACCAGCATGAAGTCGCTGATGGGCTACTACAACCCGACGGCGTCCGAGCTGGCGAAGATGCTCGGCTAGGCCACGGCCGCCTGCTCGGGTTCGTCCTCTACCAGGTGCGCGAGGATCCAGGCGTCGACTTCGGTCAGCAGCCACACCGGCCGGCCCTTGCCGTCGAGCCGCTTGCGCCGCGGGAAGTCCACGCGACTGACCACGCGCTGCGCGGTGTGCGACTCGCTGCGCCGGATCTTCGCGGCGATGTCGGCGATGGTCAGGAGCTGGATGGTGGTCATGCCTTGATCCTCAACGGAATATGGTTCGCCTGGTGGTGGCTCGCGACGCGGTCGTCATCGACAACGCGGAGCCAGGGGAATTGCGCGCGGAAGCCCGCCGCGAGCCGATGGGCGTCTGCCTGCTCGAAATGCCCGAGGTAGCTGCGCCAGGTCGCGCGCACCGCCGCCAGTTGCGCCGGAGAGGCCACTAGGTGCCGGCCGATCAGGTGTCGCGCCTGCCACGACCTGAGCGCCTCGCGCGCGTGGGAGACGACGCGGCGCCGCACTGCGGTGTGCGTTGGGCGAATGACGTAGCCCAGGAAATCGATACCGTCGCCCAGCCGCGCCAGCTTGACCTCGGGCTTCAACGCCAGGCGCAGCCGATCAGCGAGGAACAGTTCGATCTGACCATGCCACTCCTGCAGCTGGTCGCGGTCGTGGTGCACGAGGACGAAGTCGTCGACGTAGCGCACGTAGCGCCTCGCCTTGAGCTCGTGCTTCACGAACTGGTCGAGCGCGTCCATGTACACGTTTGCGAAAAATTGGCTGCTCAGGTTGCCGATCGGCAGGCCGCAGCCCGGCGCTGCGTTCCGTAGCTGCTTGTGGGCCGGGACGGCGGCCATCTGCTCCGGCGTCGCGTGGTAGTGCACGCCGTGGCGCACCGGCGAATGCCGCACCAGCGCGTGCGTCGCCGCCAGGGTCTGCGGCGACACCTTTGCTGCTACCAGCACGCCCTTCAGCTGCTGCCACAGGATCGGCCGGCTGATCGAGTAGAAGAAGTTCCGAATGTCCAGCTGGAGATACCAGCCGCCGCGCTGCCCGCTCGCGACCTGTCGAACGAAGCCGCGCAGTCGATCAACGGCGGCGTGCGTGCCCTTCCCTGCCCGGTTCGAGAAGCTGTCGTGGATGAACCGTCGTTCGAACAGCGGTTCCAGCTGCGGCACCAGCCAGTGGTGCACCACGCGGTCGCCGAAGTGCGGCGCGTGGATTTCCCTGGCCTTGGGCCGAAGCGAGACGAAGCAGGTCGACGGCGACGGGTGCCACGTGCCGGCCTGAAGCCGCTGCTGCAGCTCGAGCAGCCGGTCTATCCACTTCGATTCCCACTCCAGCTGGTTGGCGCTGGGCTGCTTGTTGCGCCTGGCGCGCTGCCAGGCCTGATGAAGCGATTCGAGGGGAATTACATCCCCTGCACCCTGACACTCACGGGGAGAGAGCGGCGCGCGGACGGCGCGGACCGAGGCTTTGTTGTTGCGGTCGTTGTCGTTCGAGTTGCCGTTGTTGAAGTTCACGATCCACGCGTTCGACTCCGGCGAGGGGCCGTTCGCGTTATCCCGACAGTCTTTCGACCCTGCCACGCAGGCCGATTCCGGATAGCGTGGCTTCGTCATCGATTGGCCCCCGCGGAGGCGCCGTCGGTACTCAGTGTCTGGGCACGCTGCTGCGGGACGGATCGCCCCGTCGCATTCTGGCCCTTGGGGTGCGTCGCCTTGTTCCAGCCGCCCACCTGGCGGCCGATTTCGTGTGCAGTGCGCGCCAACGATTCGAATTGCCCGAAGGAGTTGAACGCGCGCAGCTGACTTCCGAGCTGCAGCGTGATCCGCACGTCGTCGACCCGCTGCTCCAGCGCGTGAATGTGACTCGGATCGCTGGAGCGCTCACGCCATGCACGATGCGCGGCGCGGGTAAGGTCGAACGCGACGTTCCGGAGCCGTGTCCCGGTGGCGTAGCGGTGGTATCGCGGAAACGAGCGCACCGCCAGCTCGACGTCCAGCATCAGGCGCTCGCACAGCTTCACCACAGGGGGCATTGGATAGGTCACGGCAGGTCCGAAAAGGTCAAATCACTGACGGGGAGAGAGCGGCGCGCGGACGGCGTGGACCGAGGCTTTGAAGTTGAGGCCGCGGCCGACTGAGCTGCCGAGGTAGAAGCCCACGATCCACGCGTGCGACTCCGGCGAGGGGCTCCAGGGGGTCGATGTCCAGTACCAGTCCGACTTGCACGTCGGGAAGAAGTCCGTGTCGATCGCCGGCCGATGGCGCGACCGATCCGCCAGTAAGAACAGTTCTTCGACCGTCGGCAGGCGCCAGCCGTCGACACCGCAGAGGGTCAGCTTCGAGCACGCGTCCGCGGCGCCCTTGTGGTTGACCTCCTTCTTCGTGACGTCCTGCGCCGACCAGATCAGGTTGGCGGTCGTATCGAGCACGGCGACCCATTCGGCGGCGTCCGCCGGCAGCTGCTGGCCGGTGCTGTCGAGCTTGATGAAGCGCATGGTGGTTCTCCTTGGGGGATTGGCGAGGTCGATCAGGCCGCCGCGCGGCCGCGGTCCTTGATCGCCCAGAACACGGTGAGGCACGCCTGGACATCGACCATCGCGGAGTGCGCGCCTTCGAGCGGCTTTCCGGTGAAGTACTGGAACGCCTCGCCGAGGTTCGCGGACTTGTGGTGGAAACGGCGCGCGGCCTTCATCGCAGCGGTCGGCGGCAGGGCGAGGATCGGCGTCGACAGCTTCTGCGTGCAGGACGCCGGCGCGGCCTTGAACGTGTCGGCCTGCTCGTCGGTGTAGCCGAAACGCTTCAGGCCGATGCGCACGATCCGCTGGTCAAAGCTCTCGTTGTGCGCCAGACGCCGCGCGGCGCGCTGGTGCAGCTGATAGAAGGCATCGACGACGTCCTTCTCCGGCACGCCACGCTCTGTCGCGAGCGCGGTAGTGATGCCGTGGATCGCAGCGACGTCGTCGGGAATCTCCCATCCGTCGGGACGCACGACGTGGTGCAGGGTCTCGACGACCTCGCGCGATTCCTCGTCGACCAGCAGCGCCGCCAGTTCGACGATGTGCGGCTGGCGCGGATCCTCGGACGGGTCATTCCACAGCGGAAGTCCCGAGGTCTCGGTGTCGTAGGCAAGAATCAACATAGTTAGCTCCGTAGTTAGGGTTTCAATTGCGGCTAGTTACGCGGCCTTTTTCGCCGCGACCGGTTCCTTGATCGACCCGGATTCGATCCAGCGAACGTCGATGCCGTCGAGCTTCGGCGACTCCTTCAGCGTTCCGGTCGCGATGACCTGCACGCCCCGCTCTGCCAGCACGTCGAACAGCGTCAACGCCTTGCCGCGGCCATCGAGGTCCAGCACATCGAAGCGGTCGAGCAGCACCAGATTCACGCCGCTCACGATCGCCAGAGTCGCCGCCAGCACCGCGTCGGCGCGCCAACGCTCGGACTCCGAGCACATCGCGTAGCTGCGACGGCCATACTCGATGTCCATTCCGGGACTGATCGCGATCAACCCGAAGCCGCACTCCGTGCACAGCTCGTCGGCCACCTTGTTGAGCGGCCCGATCTGCAGCGCGAGCAGCTGTGCCGGAATGCCGTCGGGGGACAGCAGCTCCTTCGCCTTCTCCCAGGACACGACGCCGTCGTGCGCCTTGCGCGCGCACTTCGCGCGGGCCTCGGAGTCGGTGATCAGCTTGTTGCTGGCGCGCATCGTGTCGAGCGCGGCCTGCTCGTCATTCACCTTGCGCTGCGCCGCGGCGAGCTTCGCCTGCAGCGGCGCTAGGTCGACCGGCGGCGCGGCCGCGGCCTGGTCGGTGATCGCCTTGGCGGTCTCGCCCTGGTTGATCCTGGCGCGCAGGTCTTCGATGCCGCGCTGGTGCGCCGCGATCTTGCCGCGCAGGCCGGCCAGCTTCGCGCTGGCGTCGATCGCGCTGGGGCCACCGTCAACGTGCGGCGTCAGCTTCGCGCCATCGACCCACAACCAGCCCTCGCAGCACGGGCACTGCGCGCGGAACCCGGTTTGCGAGGCGGACACCTCGAGGTCGCGCAGGTCGTCCTGCATCTCGGCGAGCTCCGCCTCGCCCTTTTCCAGCTTCGCTCGGCGTTCGTCCAGCGCGTCGATCGCCTTCTGTTGGTCGGCCGTCAGTACCGGCGGCGCCTTCGCGGTCGCGGCGCCGATCTGGCGCTCGATCAGGGTGACGGCCTCACGCGCGCCCTGGACGATGTGCTCCTGCGGCCCAGCGTCGACTGCCGTCGCGGTCGCGGCCTGCGGTGCCCAGGTCTCCGCCTTGCGGCTTCCATAGGCCTCGCCCGAGATCCCTTTCCACTCGCCCCGGCACTCCGTGGCGCGCTCGGCGGCATACTTGGCAGCAGCGTCGAAGCCGGAGCGCAGCATTGTCTTGAGGTCGCCACAGTGCGCGGCGGTGACGCCCTCGGCGGCGAGGCGCTTCACCACGGCGTCGGGATCGGTCTGGGTGCCGGTGAGGTCGTTCAGGAAGCGACGGCGCGCGGTCACGTCGAGCGCAGCGAAGCGCGGCGCGGTCAGGACGTACTCGGCGGCGGCCGGCAGATTGGGGCCACTGGTCGCGCAGTTGCCGCTGCGGACATTGCGTACGACGTGTACGGGGTGATTAACCCCTTCCTGGGTGTAGTCGATCGCGACGGAACCGTCCTCGGCACCCTCGGACAGCATGTCGCGGAAGTCGGACTTGAGCCGGACGCCGCGCGCCGGCGCGCCGGTGAGCGCGTAGACCACGGCGTCGTGCAGGCTCGACTTGCCGGCGCCGTTCGGGCCGACGATCAGGGTGATCGCGCCGAGGGTGGGCAGCGCCAAGTGGCGCAGGCCCAGGAAGTTATTCACGGTGAGCGAGTTGATTCGCATGGCGATGCCTCTGGTGGTGGGTGCCGCCCGCGCCGGCGGGACGGGTATCCGCCGGCGGGGATCCGGCGGCGTACCGGCGCGGGCGGCGTTGAACTACTCGATCGGGCCGCGCTGGCGGCGCGGCGCGGCGGCCTTCGGCGGATCGGCGGCCGGCGCGGGCTCGTCCTTCGACGCCGCTTGCGGAGCGCTCTGCGGCTCGGATTCCGCGGGCTCGGTGCCGCCGGTCTGGATGACCTCGCCGGTGGCGGTGTCGATCGTCTCGCCGGGCCGATCGCCGGCGATCACCTCGCCCTCGACCGCTGAGGTCACGTCGCGCAGCGCGGCGACATCGACCGCGAAGCTGCCGTCCGGCCCCATGGCGGCGTCGAACACGTCGCCCGCTTCGTCGGCGGTCATCAGGCCCATGGACAGCTCCGGCGCGTAGGCACGGGTCCACCAGCTGCCGGCGCGGTACATCAACATCTGCTGCGGGATCGACTGCCATTTGCTGCCGTTCTTCCCGTACCAGCCCTCCTTCTTCGCGATGGCGATCGACACGTCCGAACCGACCAGCTTCTCGCCGGTCGACTTCTCGACCGCGTAGGCGCGACAGCCCCAATCGTCGGCGCCCTTGGTGCCGAAGAACTCGTAGCGCAGCGCGCTGAAGCGGCCGCACGCGTTGACGGTGGCGATCAGGAACTGCGCCGACCATGTCGGGCGGCCATGGACGACCACCAGGTTCTGCATGACCATCAGCGGGTCGGCATTCAGCCGCTGCGCCATGTTGATCGCCACCATGCAGTTGGCGAGGTTGCCCTGGTAGTCCTTCGGCACCAGGGTCGACGAAGCAAAGGCCTTCGCGACGCGCTGCGAAAGCTCGAAGCCCTGCAGATCGAAGAAGCCGGACCGGACGGCCGGCAGGTTGACCTCGCGCGGCTGTTCGGCCTGCGCGCGCAAGGCGGTCAACGGGAGTGCGGTGGGTTGAGCGCTCATCGTAGGGTTTCCTCAGTCGTGGAATGCACACTTCGCCCAGCGCGCGCAGGATTTCTCCTGGCAGTACAGGGACTGGTTGTTCGGGGTGAACAGGCCGGTGCGGAACATTTCGGCGGCGTACTCGATCAGCCCGCGGTGGAACTCGTTGCCGACCAGCAGCTCGCGCGCGCCATGCACGTCAGCTGCGGCAATCTCCGGCCGGCCCTTCGTCTTGAGCCCGATGATTTCGGCGGGCTCTGTGATGCTCTGTCCGGTGGTGTTCTGGTACAGCAGCTCGTAGGTGCCGAGTTGCGCGCGGTGGTTCTTGGTCTCGGCGCGACCACCCGACACCGCGCGCGCCCCCGTCTTGAGGTCGGTAATGCCGCGGCCACCGTCGAGCGCGCTGCGCACTCGCGCCCGGTCCATCGTTCCGGTCAGGGTGATGGTGGTGCCGCCGCCGCAGTCGACAACGAGCGGCACCATCGTCATTTCCACCGATTCGAACTGGAACCGCGGCGACCAGGTCGTGCAGTAGTCGACGTGCAGCCGCAGCGCAATCGCTTCGGCGTCGCGCGGAGACAGATCGGCGCCGGTCCAGTCGACGTCGTACTCAGGCTTGCGCAGCAGGTCGACGGCGGCGGCGGCCGCGTCGTCGACCGAAACCTGCGATCCGCTCACTCGGCCTTGGTCGAATGCCGCCGTGCTCGCGTGGATGGCGGAGCCCAGCAGCATGCGCGGGCTCGCGGCCTTGCGCATGCCGAGGATGTGCTCGCCCTCGAAGCGGTAGGCGCAGTCGAAAAGACGGCCGAAAGCCGAGGCGCGGATCGACAGGTTGCTCACTGCAGATCCCTCCGACCCTTGATCCCTCTCACCGTCCCCACGCTGCCCGGGGTTTTCGGGAAGTCGAGCTCTGCGTCGTGCTCCAGCGTGATGTCGGCTCTCCCACTGAGCATCTCGGCCAGGAGTTCGACGTAACCCTGCGGCGGCCGCTCGATCGAGACGGTGAAGACCGCATCGAATCGTCCGGCGTGGCGCGGGTTGATTTCGATCTTTCCGACACGCGAGGCGCGCACCGTGCGCAGTCCTTTGATGGTCAGCGCGTGCTTTTCTTCCCACGACGCAGAGCAGCGGATGTACTTGACCCCCATGAAGCGCGCGTTCCGCTCCGCATCGATGGAAACCGGGCGGAACAGGGCAAGCTCGACGTCCGCCGGTGATTCGGCTCCGAGCGCCGCAGCCGCTGCGGCAACCGGCACATCCTCCATTTCGAACTTGATGTCGATCGAAACCGTGGCGTCATCGGACGTGCCGCGACGGATGTTTAGATGCTTGATCGTCGAGATTCCGGTCACTTGGAATGGCATGTGGGTGATCCTCGAAAAGAGCGAAAGGGGAAAATCACTGACGGGGAGAGAGCGGCGCGCGGACGGCGCGGACCGAGGCCTTGAGGTAGTGGCGGGCGTTGTCGAACGAGTAGCCGAGGCTGAAGTCCACGAACCACGCGTACGACTCCGGCGAGGGGCTCCAGGGGGTGCTCGTCCAGTACCAATCGCTGCGCGTGTCGGGGAACGCCGCGACGTCGATCGCGGGCTCGTGGCGGGTGCGGTCGACCAGGGTCAGCAGTTCGTCGCAAGTCGGCAGGCGCCAGCCGGTGCGGTCGCCGAGGACCAGGTCGGTGCACGCCTTCGTCGCGTCGGCGTGGTTGTGGCGACCGGGCAGCGTCGCGGCGGACCACTCCAGCCCCGTCTTACGGTCGGTGACGACCAGGCCGTCGTCGGACCGCTTGAAGCGCGGCAGCTCGGCCGGCGTCGCGGCGACCTCGAGCTTCGCGGCGGGATCTGCGGCCAGGCGCTCGCGCAGCAGATAGCCCTCCAGGGCCCACACCTTCTGGCGCGCGTTCTCGCGGGCGATCTTCCGGCCGATGGCCTCGTCGAAGTTTGCCGGGCTCGCCGCGGCGCTCTCGCCGGTGACGGTGAAGCCGTTGCGCAGCGTCAGGCAACAGACCGTCAGCGTGGTGCCGGGGAATACGTGGTGCTGCTCGGCGACGATGGCGGCGTCGATCAGCGCGGGCGTGAGGCGCGGGGCGTTCAGGCCCTTGGCTTGGATCTCGGATTCGATGGCGCTTTCGGTGTTCATGATGGTCCTCGTGGGTCAGTGGAAGGCGTGCGCGCCGATGACGCATCCCGTCTCGTGGGACGACGCGCGGTGAAAACTGGTGGCCTGGGCGCACGCCGGCGGCGCCAGGACGTAGTCGCCGGACAACACGGCGTCGGTGACCTGCAGGGCGAAGTTCCAGCCGTTCGGATCGCGATCCCACGGGCGGCGCGGCAGCGGCATCGCTTCGACCGCGAGGAACTGGCCTGGCGCCAGCACCACGTCGCACAGGTCGACTCGGTCGCGCCGAGCACGATTGAGGATCACGGTGGCGACCGCGGCCTGGCCGTCGTAGCCCTCGCCGCGCGCCTCGCCCCAGACCGCGAGCGCGACGCAGATGCGGCCGGCGTCGGCGAGCATCGCCGGGCCGCTGGCGGTCGCCGGTTCGTACTCCGGCGCCCACTCCGCGGCGCTCAGCACTCCGGCGTAGATCAGCATGGCGACCAGCGCGCCGATGGCGGGATGCCGGCTCATGCCGCCACCGCCCGACGCATCAGCGTCGTCCGGACGGTCCGCACGCTGGTCGCGAGGTACTGGCGGGCGTGCTCGGCCTCGTCGTGGTTGATGCAACCGAGGCCGTAGAGCATCGCGACCACTGCGGCGCCGTTTTCCTCGGCGGCGGCGAGCTGCTGGTGAGACATCGCGTCGCTGATCTGCCGCTCGGCTTCGATCAGGCGCTTGTGGCGAAGGGGGTTGCTCACGGCGCACCCCCGGTCGCCTTGGCGATGGCGGCGAGCGCCTTCGCGTGCCAGTCGGCGGTTCCGGGCAGCGGGCCCTCGAGGTCGACGAGCTCGACCAGCACTGCAAGCGCGCCGGGGTCGGCGTCCTGGCCGAACTCGGCCGGGAGCTGCTCGTCGTCGCGCGGCTGAAACGCCTCGCCGGCGGGGCCGCAGCTTCCTCCGACGTTGCGGGCGATTTTCGTGCGCACCCGGGAGCGCGCGCAGCGGTGCATCTCGGAGAACGTCTCGCCGTCGCGCCAGAACCGGTAGAACGCGCAGTCGATGCAGCGCGGCGAGCCGCCGGACGCTGCAACCGCCGGCGCCGGCTTGATCGGCGTCAGCCCCATCGCCGCGAAGGCGCTGGTGAGGATGGCTGCGGTGGGATTGGTGTTCATGGTGCCCCTCGGTGTGACCGTGGGGC